AGTACGCAGTGATGTTGCCTGTTGCGTAAATTGCACCAGCCCCGGGGTCTGCTGTTGTGCCTACTGAGAAACCGCCTGCGGCTGAAATTCTGGCTCGTTCTGTTGAGCCAGTTGCAAAAGTCAAAACACCGCTTGCATTTGGCACATTAATTTGATGCCCAACACCAGACAAACCAGACACGGTGAAACTGCTGAACTGCAAAGATCGTGCGCTGATAGTGCCTCCACCAGCACGGAAGTATTCACCTTCGCTTGCCCCAATGACTTCAAGACGGGTGGCGGGGCTAGTGACACCCACACCCAAATTCCCAGACGCATCTAGCGTCATTGCTTGGGTAAAGGAGATAGCGTTTCCTGCTGTGCCTGATGCGGCTAATTTCCAACTAAATCCACCAGCCGTGTCAAGGTGAAAGTTAAATTCTCCTGCGTACCCTGTATTTTGATATAAATAATTTGTTCCGTTTGTATAACAGTTATAAGCATTTTCTCCGTACAAAGACGCATAATTTAAAGCAGAAACAGTACCACCAATTGCAATAACTTTTCTATTACCCGTCCAAGCACTCGGTGTAACACCAAGCCCTAGATTGCCTGCGCTGTCGAGGCGCATTCTTTCAGATATTCCTGATGCGTCACGGGTTTGAATAACAAATGAGCCAAGATTTGTGCCGTAAGATTCAGCAACTACACCAATTTGTGCAATTGGGTTTCCATTACCTCCATCAGCAGATGTTTGTAAACGCAAGAATGAACTATTAACACCACTTCCAAGACTCGCTGGTTCATTCTGTACAGATGCAACTACTTGAGCCGTGCTTGTTGTGTAGGTTCCAGTAACTGCGGCTTTTGCATGAAATCTAGCAACAGGACTTGTAATCCCCACACCCAAATTCCCACCGCTTGCCAGCGTAATTCTGTCTGTCCCGTCTTGGTCAATTCGCAAAGAGTTGTCTGCATTTCCCGCTTTGATGGAGTAAGCCGTGTTGCCCGATGAAGAAAGAATTAGACCCGATGTGCCTCCAGATGTTGCAATCACCCTAGCACGAACACCATCTGCCCCACTTACATCCAGTTTTTGTGATGGCGAACTTGTCCCAATACCCAGACCTGTCGAGGTTAGGCGCATACCTTCTGTGCCACTTATTTGATAAATAAAGTTAGAGGCGCTTTGAATTGCGTTTACATAGGCTGAACCAGAGCGGTTGTAATAGATGGAAGTAACTGCGCCAGCGGTATCACCGTTAGCCGCACCCGGGCCAATCTCTAAGCCTTCAGCACCGCTGTTTGAAACAGTCAATCGACGAATTGGGGAGGTTGTACCGATTCCAAGGCTTGCCCCATCAAAAGTAAGCGCAGAGCCACTTGTCAGAACCTTTGAGCCGTTTAGGTAAGTAACTCCGTTTGCTGTGCCTCCACCCAGAGTCAGATTCGTACCGTCAAAAGTCAGGTTGGATGAGCCAGCCAACGAGCCACTGGAGTTGTATTGCACCTGTGTATTAGAGCCGCCAGCCGCGCCAGCCGTAGCCGTACCAACAAGCTTCACATAATCCGTGCCGTTGTAATACACCCAAGCACTCTCACCCACAGCGATAGACACACCGGTCTGACCGGATGCTTTAAACGTCACGATACCGCCAGTGGCGGCGTTGACCACCACATACGTTTTGCTATAGCTTGGAGCCGTTACCACTTTGGCTGTTGTCAGCGTACCCGTAACCCGCACGATGGCGAACTGAGCCGTAACCGTGCCCGCGCCTGTCAAGCTAGATACGATGTTGGAAGCCGAGGCATCGCCAGTTGTATTGGCCAGAGTTACCGCGCCGTCGTTTGTCAGCGTCAGTGTGGCTGCAATAGCGATGTTGGTGTACTGCGTAATACCGTTGTTGACGGTATCGCCCCATGTGCCGGAAAGCTCGCCTTGTACTGGAAGAGCTAAACCTAGTTGTCCCGTTGCGCCTGTAGTCATTTGTTGACTCCTAAGTAGAAATTACCGTCCAGCCCGAAGACTGCGTATTGTTTATATTCTGCCAGTTTGCGTTCTCGCTGTCATCAATTAACGACCAATAAAACACGCCAAAACTGCCAACATTACCCATTGCTTGACTACCTGTGATAGCAATCAACCTTGCGCCAACTGACATTGTGCCAGCAGCACCTGCTGCAGATACACCCGACAACGCGAGCGATCTAACAGGAACATCATCACCTACTAGTCCAGAGCCAGACACGCCAGTCAGCGCAACTGTAACACCCGCACTAGCAGTACCAACCGAGCCGATGGCTTCAACGCCATCAAGCACAAACTTGCGCACCATGGTGTCCACTTCACCAGTGGCTTCAACACCCGTCAGTGCAACCGAGACAGTACCAACTGCAACAGAGCCAACTGCCCCGCTTGCCTCAACCCCTGTGATTGCACTCGAAGTAGCCCCAGCAACAGAGCCAACTTCACCAGAACCCAAAACACCTGATACAGCCGCACTCTGCGTATTTGCAACAGAGCCTTCTAAGCCTTCCGCCTGAACACCACTAACCGCTGTCTGGAATCCGCTTGTCGCTGTGCCCGCGAAGCCAACCGCCTGAACACCCGTGATCGCAACTTCTTTGACCGGGATGTCCGTGCCAACCAGACCCGAGGCGTTGACGCCGCTCAGAGCAACCGTTATCGCCCCAACAGCAACTGACCCAACCGCACCCGCACCCGCTACGCCCGTAATTGCTACTTCATAAACAACTTCCGCCGTTACAGTACCAACAGCGCCAGACGCGGCAACGCCGGAGATTTCTGATTGCAGACCTCCCCAGCTATTGTCGCCCCACGCCCCTGCGCCCCATGCGGTTGTCATGCCCTACCCTCCTGTTTAGGAGGATTAGGTTGTAGCTAAACGCAGCAACGCAGTAGATGTTGTATTGGGAGGCATTGTCAATGTAAACGTACCGGCAGTCACAGTCTGATCGCCAAATGTGTGTACGCTGACAGCCTTGTCAGAAGCTGATGAGTTATAAATCAACACAGCATTAAACGCCGCAGAGTTAATGGTTACGTTTGTGTATGTCAAACTTGCGCCGGGTGTCCAATACGCAACACCCGCCGTAGCAGATGAGTTTGTAGATAACGGGGATGTGCTATTAGTCACCGTCACACCGCCAGCCGTGTAGTTTGTACCGGTCACTTCGCCCGTAGTTGAGTACACAGTTGTTGCCGCATTAATTGTGGCAGAAGAGAAATACAAAGCAGCTTTAAAAGTGTTGCCTGTACCTGTGGTGAAGTTGTGCGTAGCTGTCAGCAGTTCTTGCATGAACGACGTGCACATTGCTTGGGTATTTGCCATGATTTTTCCTTTACTCGAAAGAAGCTGTGGAACCTGAGAGGGCCACGGATTGTTTTAATTGAACGTGCGCGGATCTGTGCACAAGTTCGCCATCCAACCAATACTCCACCCAAGTGGTGTACTCGTTATCATTATCAACGTTGCCTTCACGCTTTTCAAGCAGGGCTTCGTCCATTTCGCCTTTGGTTGTGTTTACAAGTGCCATAGGTTTCCTTAATTAGAAGAACGAATCAATGCTGCCGTGGCTGTGTTAGCAGGCATTGTGATTGTGAATGTACCGACAGACGTTTTGTCCGACCCAAAGTCCAACACCGCTATGGATTTGTTGCCCTGCGTGACGTTGTAAATTAACGCACACCTAGCCGTGATCGCGCCTGTCCATGAGATGTTTGGGAAACCAACATAGGCTGTGTACCCAGAAGTGTTGACTGTGATTGGAGTCAACTGCGCACCACCAGCAGAGTAAGTGCCTGTGTTAGCTACTTCATTGGTTGAACTGTACACAGTCGTGTCTTCGTTTAGATTAGCGTTAGCCGTATACAAAGCAATCTTGATGACGTCAGTCGTCAGGTCATGAATACCTTGGTAAAGCTCTGCCTTAAACGATGTGGTCTGGGTTTGGACAATAGCCATCAGGTCACCGCCTGTCTATACTGACCAGAGCGGTAAGCGTCTTGACGCTCCATACCATCGCCCAAACGTTTAGCCAATGCAAGTGCTTCTTGGTACTTGGTGTTATACAGCAGCATCATGTCCTGCTCACCCTTCATGTAGGTGTAAGCTTCAACCAAAGAGCCATACAAAAGCACTGAGTCAAAGTTGTCACCAAGCCATGTGCGACCATCCGCCGCAACCGTAATGGACTCTGGGTAGTAGTAATAGTGCAACTCAACTGTGTAGTTTGCATCGGGCTTGGGGCCAACAATAAACGTCAATTCATCCGTAATGGTGCTGCCGCTAACTGTTGGGCCGAACAAAGCATAGTACCGGGGCAAACCTGTCTCAGTTGGGCTGGGATAAGCTTGGCGAATAAAGTTTACATCTTTGTTCAGTAAGTACTCGTAGTTGCCGTCGGCATCAATAACAGCCAGTGAATACACAGCTAAAAAGTCATCTGGTGCGGACAAATACGTGCTTGTAGTGGATACCACGCCCGTTACGTTCTTACGAATAGACGGGAACTGAACAGTGTTGTAAATACGCTGCTCAGCCTGCGTAACGAACACGGGAATATTAGCCACGAAATCTGCTTCCGTGTTCTCCGTATACGCCTGAATAGCAGCGCTGAGTGCGGCGTAATTCATGCCATCGGGCCCCGAGACATCAGACCTTTGGTAGCGCAACCTGTACCGCGCATTTTGATGCCGGAAGTTTTGGTTTCATTCTGGCCGTTGTTGTAGTTACCAACACTCATCTTCATGGTGCTAAGGCTACTGATGCTGGAATCCTTGCCGGGATTAGTCGACATCACCAAAGGCTTGCCATTCATTTTGTGCGGTGCAGCATAGGTAGCAGCGTCGCCAACTTCTTTGCCCATAACTTTTTTACTGAATTTAGCCATGATTAACCTTTCTTTTGGTTCATTGCACGGGCCATGTTGCGACCGACTTTCATCATCGCTTCGCTGGTCACGCCAGAAGACTTTTTACCGCCTCTGGGGTTTGGTGCTGTGGGGCCGCTGTTAGGGAAGATTTGAACATCTGTCTTACCTTTTTTAACGACGCCGTCTGCTGCTTTTTTGAATCCCATTTTAATCTCCTAAGTAACTGTTACCGTAACTGTACCAACATAAGTCGTTGCCACCAAGTAGTTTGGTGTTAAAGACGCATCAAAATTACTTGATCCACCAACCGGAGCCCAGCCCCATTGAATTTCCCTAGAACCACCTGTTACAAAACCAGCCGCATTTTGGTCGGTACTGGTTGAGTTTACTATCTGCAATCCATTTGTACCCGCCGTGTAGTAAGTCGTATCTCTACGTGGGTTACGCACAGCTTGTGGGTCGTCAACTGGATACATGCCTAGTAACAACTGCGGCTGATCCGGATCCCAGCACTCAGGGCAGACAAGCAGATTGTAAATCTTAGTCTTCTGAATTTCTTTACGGAGCGCCGTTAGTTTGTACTGAAAGCCACAGCGATCGCACATGGCGATACTGTTCTTACCGGAAGCAAACCTATTGCCCATTTACGTACCGCTTCCAATAAACATTTGCCTTGGTACAAACCGCAAAGAAGCATGTTCTTGATCTTCGCCAGCCGCTAACTGCCAAGCTTCGTCGTATTGAGCTTTGAGGACGTCTAAACGCCCCGCCCCTTCTGGAACTTTTAACGCCAAATAGTAGGCGAGTCCAGCAACCAAGCAGGGCAGGAAACGGAAAGGTACATCCATAGTCCGAGTGCCGCCACCTGCGTCATCAATACGGCGCATACGCCAGTAAACGAATTGGTAGGTTTGTGATCCATCTGGGGTCGGCCAAACAGTTACGGATGGCAAGTTTTGCGAGTAGACAGCGGCGGCAGTTGAGTGCGCCACTGCGGTTGTATTATTTTGGCCACGGAAGCAGTTCATCAACTGATTGCCGCTAATGTAGCCGTACTGCACAGTTTCGTTTTCAATTAATACAAAGCCTGTAGTAGCCAAACCCACAACAGAAGTTAGCGTAATCGTAGTGTCTGTTGCAGAAATACCACCATTTAATGTAGTCCCTACGGACGATGTTTGCCCATCTAAACGCTGGAACCACACCTGAATTGGGCGGGCCTGCTGCATCTTGTTGGGAATAGTCGCATAGGTAGAAACACTAATACGGGTAATTGTTAGATCAGACTGCGTAGAAGAGTTACCCGCGCCTGTACGAATTACATGTTCTAGCAAATCCACAGTGTCGTTTGGTAGCGCGTAAGTTGCCAAACCCTGAGTAAAGGTAA